AGGTCACAAATAATATGTCCGTTACCTAATTTGAATACGCGAGGCCACCCATACCACTCATGATACGAAGAACATTGTAGTTGGTAGCATAGACACGGACCTTAGCAGTCTTGGTACCCTCAACGGTGGCGTTGGAGAGAACAAGTTGAAGTGTGGCGTTGTCAATACGGGAGAAGTTACATGAACCGGAAGGTTGGTGTTCCTCAGGGCGAAGTGCGAAGGAGTACACGTTGATACCTGTATCGGGGGCACGTGTGTGGTGTTGGTAAGGTTGGACGAGGTCAAAGTATGTACCCTCACGCTCAGAGAAGCGGTCTTGTCCGTTAAGTTGTAACTTGGCAGTGACAACTGGGTTTTCACCCCAACAATGCATGTCAAGAGAAGTCTCAGAAAGGACGAAAGTACCGGCATCGGAGACAGCAGAAAGATTAGCAGTTGTGGAGGAACCAAGGTTGGGTGCGGCGTAATCACCGTTAGGGTGCCACCAGTCACCAGCAGCAGGAGCAGCGGTATCAACAGCACCGGCATCTTGGAAAAGACCTTGAGAAGTGATGTAAGATTGGCTAGTTTGTGCAACGCTATCGGGTCCACCGAAGGAGTGGATGGCGTTGGGAAGAGCATCAACTGCATCAGTGTAGTTGAAAGGTTGGGCACCAAGAGTGGCGTAAAGACCTTGGCCACACTCTAAAGAAGAGCAGTAATCAACATTCTCATCAGGTTGGACGACCCAGACAAGCTCCTTAACAGGGTGGTTAAAGTTGAGCTTGATCTTGTTACTGGAGGAACCGACAGACTCGTCACCAGTGAATTGAAGTTGCTCAATGAGGTACTCGTGAGGGTTTTGTGCCATTCTGCGACGCTCATCGGTATCCAAGAAGACGTAGTCAACGTAGAGGGATGCGGCGACAAGAGATTGGTTGTAGGCAGTTGTGACCTTGGTAGCCTTGGCAGTAGACTCACAGTTAAGGGAGCTGACAGCCCATAAACATTCATCAATAGGACGGATATCAAGATTGATCTTGACTTCGTGGTATTGAAGAGCGATTAAAGGAAGAGCAAGTCCTGGGTTACGACAGTACCAGAATTGAAGAGGAACGTAAAGAGTAGTCTCAGGAAGAGCGTTACGGGGAGCACAGACTTGACGAGGAGCGTTAGACTCACATGGTCCGTCAACATCATTGAAAGAAGGATCAGTGATGAATGTAAGTTGGGTGGTGTTACCAACCATCTTGTAGTATCCGCGTTGTTGCTCGGATGTAAGGGTAAGTTGGTTCCAGATGTGCATCCAGTCACCATATTGACGGTCAATACGTTGACCACCAATCTCAACCTCAACTTGAGAGATAAGTTGCTCTCCAGGGAAATCTAACCAACGGGCATAGACACCGGAGTTTGTAACACCGGCAACACCAGAGTTGGCCATGTTTTGGTTAATCTCAGGAAGAGTAACTTGAAGATAAGTACGGTAGCAAAGATCACCGTTTCTGCTGATGGTACATGTTACACGGCGACCGAAATCAGCTTGGCCATTAAATGTTTGTTCAATGGATTCCATTGCGAAGTTTGTGTGACGTCTATAAGAGACTTTCCAGAAAGTAATTTGTGGGTTACCTGTAAGATATACATCTTGGGCACCGTAAGCTACGAGTTGCATTAATCCACCTCCCATGGTTATATTATTGCTAAATATTTTAATTTTCCTGGAAAATCCGACGAGCCTACATGAATTTATTTAATTAATTTAAAATTAAAGTTTTCCTTCATGAATGTATGGATATAATTGTTTGAAAAATACTCTTTTTTTCCTTCATGGTTTTTAATAAATGCGTATTTTTCATTTAATTTGCTGGATTTCTTGACAGTCCATCCATTATTTAAGACGTTATACATAAAATATAATAAATAGGTGGTATTTTTACTCGTATCATCGTGTTCAGTTAAATTATGACAATCTTCTGTTATTTTTTCTTTAAAATGTAAAAAATTATTTTTATCAATTTTATTCGATAAATAAATACTATCGGGAACAATAATTTTCCTTTTATTTTTTATAAGAATATAACAGGATTTTCGCTTTTTTATATACCAATCATTGTCTAAATATTCTTGAAAATGATTCATCATATATAATAGTTCATCACTTAATACATTCTCATTGTTGTTGCCAATATTTTCGCAATCCAGAGTAATATTCATTTTTGAATGATAGAGAGAAAACATAATAGTAAATATAACTTGCTATAAACAATATTAGACTAACTAACTCAACAGAATCACCAAATCAAACAAATCAAATAAAACAACTAAAACAACTAAATAAATTACATAAATTATATATTAAAACTAATGATGTAAATAGTCTATATATTGTATAATGCCCTCTTTTAAACATAAAACCAATAAAAAAATTATCATGGATGAAAAAAGTATTGTTACATTAGACAGTAAACATAAAGAACTGGAGACCAGATTTAATAATGATACCGACGAAGTATTGCCTAATTTGCGTGCAAAAAAAAAATATTTGAAGAAAATATTAGAGGAGCGAGACGATTCTTTGTCAGTTGAACAAAAGCTTGAAATTAATGATACGTTGAGAGATATCAATGAACAAATCAATGCTTCTAAAAAATCAAAGAAACAATACTATTTGAATAATAACAAACATATTTTTGATTATTTTGAAAATAAAAAGAATATTTCTATGAATAATAGCAAAACAAAAATTCTAAACACGTTTTTTAAGATAAATAACGAAGAAGAAGTTGAACAAACATCACATATTAAAGATAATGTACAAAAATATTTATCAAATTTAGATGAGTCGTTTATAGACGTGAATAAGTTTGTCGTTACTTCAGATATTTGTCAATACTGTAAAAAAGGAGAGTTGATTCCTATTGACCATGAAGGAATTATGGTATGTAATCAATGTCATAAACACGTTCAGTATTTGGTTGAAAGCGAGAAACCGTCGTATAAAGAACCTCCAAAAGAAGCCTGCTTTTATGCTTATAAAAGAATTAACCATTTTCGTGAAATATTAGCACAGTTTCAAGCAAAAGAGACGACACAAATTCCCGAAGAAGTGTTGGAGAATATCAAAAACCAAATTCGCAAGGAGAGAATTGATTTGACACAATTAACCAATAAAAAGGCAAAGGACATTCTAAAAAAGTTGGGGTATAATAAATTTTATGAACATATTCCATTTATCAAGGATAAGTTAGGAATAAAACCACCTGTAATGACACAAGAGTTGGAAGAATCGTTGTGTAATCTATTTATGGAAATACAAGGACCTTATGCGAAATTTTGTCCAGATGACCGCGTCAATTTCTTAAATTATTATTACACAGTCTACAAATTATGTGAATTATTAGACCAGCAACAATTTTTGCCTTATTTCCCCATGTTAAAAGACAGGGAGAAGCGAATAGAACAAGATGAAATATGGAAAAAAATATGCCAAGAACTTGACTGGGAATTTATTCCTACAATTTAGGTATGTAATCAATTATGTAATCAATAATTTACAATGCTATATAATAATATTTATTATTATTATTATTATATAATAATAATAATAATAATAATATTTATTATTATTATATGCGGATGAATTCTTCGTTTTCACAACAACTAGTATTATTTGTTGTTATGTTTTTCATTGGAATAACAATAAATCCTATGAATATATTAGCGCATAATTTTTCGGACATTTATTTGTCATTAACCCTCATATATAGTGGAATTTTCATGGCATCTAATATGATATGGAGTCATCAAGTTGTTCATTATATAAATATGGGACATTTTGACAGAACCATATTTTTTACAGGTATATTATTAAGCATATTTAGTGTTTTTTTATTACGAAAACAAGTATTTGTAAATAGTACAGAATGGTTAAAACGAATGATTGGGCATCATTCTACCGCAATTACCACAACCAAACAGTTACTAAAAAATGATGACAATTTTACAAACAAAAGTTATTTATATAGATTAGCTAAAAATATTGTATATGAACAGGAAAGAGAAATATTGTTTATGAAAAATATGTTATAAAAATATGTTATAAAAATATTTTCAAAAGAGTAAATTATAATTATTATAATTATAATTATTATTGTTATTATTATAGTTATTATTATAACAAGTCATTTGTATTATCTATTTTATTTATTTTATTCAATGTATTTTCATCACAACTACTTAATAGAGGATGTTTTCTTTTCATTCGTTTTCTTATATTTTGTACAGATACATAACATGATTCAACTATCATATATAATACTACTGAGCCACATACAACAGAAACTAATATCAATGGTATAGGTATCATGATATAATATAGTATAATATTTATCATATTATACGATACACGTATATTCAATTTTATTTTATTTTATTTTTATTTTTATTTAAGACACGTGGTCTTAAAGATAGCACTTGTAACCAAATAGGGATCACAATTGGAGCTAGGACGTCTGTCTTCAAAATATCCCTTTTTATTTTTGATAGTATCGTGACCACGTCTTACAGATGCGCCTCTATTTGCGACACCATCGGTAAATTTATCATAGGAGGCTGTTTCATGTTCACCTGTCATTCTCTCTTCGTTGCCCGAACCATACACCTTCATATGTTCGTCGTGATTCTTTGATAATTTATCAATGGCCTCTTCAATATATTCTAAACCAGTTTTATCATCAGTACCATGTCTCATATTTTTGGTGCTATAGTTGGTGTGACACCCAGAACCATTCCAATCCCCCTTTAATGGCTTAGGTTCAAAAGTAACCTTCACGCTGTGTTTTTCTCCCAATCGCTGTAAAATATACCGAGCAGTCCACAAATGATCTCCTGATTGAATTCCTGTACATGGACCTATTTGGAATTCCCATTGTCCAGGGGCAACCTCGGCATTAAGACCGCTAATTTTAATTCCCGCATACAAACACATTTGTAAATGTTCTTCAGCCATGGAACGTCCAATCGCATTTTCATAACCAACGCTACAATAATATTGACCCTGTTTACCATCTTTATTGTAACCTAACGGCATATCTGTTGGTGGATCAATTAAAAAATATTCTTGTTCTAGTCCAAACCACGGTTCTTGCTCCTCAGCAAGTTTAAATATATTATTAGCCGGTTCTCTTTGGTTATTATAGAGGGGTTGCCCGTTTGGTAAATAGGTATCGCATAATACTAGGTAATTATTGTTTTCCATAATACCTATTTGTAGAGAGAAAGGATCTTTAAATATAGCTCTAGGTTTAATGACAATTTCAGAATCATTACCACTAGCTTGTCCAGTAGAACTTCCATCGTAATTCCAATCTGGAAATGTATCAATATTATGTAAGTTATCATCTATGTTCCACATAGTCGTATTAGTAACACCAACTTCTATAACACGTTTCTTACTTCTCAATTCATTGTTACCACCTAACCATATATATTCAGCAACCACAGTTTTTTTGTAGTTCATAACTATTATATTATATCAAACAGTTTAGTATTTAAATTATAAAATTGAAGTTTTTTATAAACACAAATATATGTATATTACATGTTTACGCAATTCATAGTTAGCTATGAGTCAGGATAACAGGTCAACTATATCGGTTGAGTCACCCGACATAGTTGAACCACAATCAGGTCTAGAAGATGAATATATTATGAAGCATCAAAACAATATGTATTATGTATTAGATGAACTATTGTATATATCGTCTATAGTTTATTGCTCCAATGATATGTGTGAAAAAGAAATATATAAGAGTGATAGTGTAGAATGTGAATTTATGGATCAATCGTATTACTTTTGTATGAATGACAATTGTCGTAGTTATGGCATGTGGAGTATTAGGTATGACTATAGAAAGTCATTCCGACAAAATAGACTGTATAGAGAGAAAATATTAGAAAACAAGGAAAAACCAACGTAAATTCTTTAACTGTATACGTGGAACGATATAATATAATAACATAGCAATAATATTATATTATTTTTTATCATGACCAATTATCGTGAAGAGATATCTACCTGATTGTAGATTTAAAATCCTCCTGGGAATTTAACGAGATTAGCACCAATACCGAAACCAGCACCAGAGCGAGCACCAACTGCCAAACTAGGGACATAAGTATCAAGGATACTGAATGTAGCAGCAGCAGTTAAAGCAATGAGTGCGACCTCATCTAAATTCATACCCTTCTTGGGGATAGCATATGCAGCAATAGCAACCATCAAACCTTCAACAAGGTATTTAATAGCTCTCTTGACTAATTCACCTAAATCTAACATATCACCTAACATTATATAAATTAAAAAGAAAAAAATATAAAATAATTAGAAGAATGTTATTATTTTAAAACAGATGACATATATTACGAAACATTATAGTTAGCTATTAAAATCACTTAAATAATAAATATAATAAATATTTATAATGAGTTTTTCTAAACCAATTGATAATACAAACACACCGATCAATGTTACTTTAAAGACCAATCCAGATGGAAGTGATAATGCTAAATATATTGATTTATTGGATGAGGATAGAGTGATTGCTGGACAAAAATTCGCGTGTCTATCCTTTATTTCACCTGAGCAAATTATCAAGCAAAAAGACATGTTTTTATTTGAGAACTTTATTAAGATGTGGGATGTTAGTAAATCATTGGAGAAATTCACTCAATTTTTAAATTTCGTATCTTACAAATACCATCTTGATTTTGACAAGGTCAGCGAGGATTTCAAGGAGTTCTCTAAAGATGAAAAGGAAAAGTTACTTACTTCTACAATTGAGGATGATTACAAGAATTTTTTAGATGAGCACGAAGATCGTCTGGAAAAAGAGTTTGGCGAAGCACATTCTTTTCAAACATCCGTTCGTGGAATCAAGGTACGTGGTGTATTTCCAACTCAACAAGAAGCGGAACTTAGATGTAAGATGCTAAGACAAAATGACCCAAATCACGATGTTTATGTTGGTCCAGTCGGTATTTGGGTTCCTTTCCACCCCGAAGCATACAAGACGGGTCGTGTTGAGTATATGGAGGAAACATTGAACGAATTGATGAGTGAAAAGAAGAAGAATGAGGACAAGGCTAAGGACGAGTTTGATGCTCGTGTCAAGGAGACTAAGGAAAAGGCTATTGAGGAAAATAAAAAGAAGGCGGCCGAATCTGGTAACAAATTGACTCAAGATATCAATAAAGAAGGTAACTTAGTTTCTGTTGCCAATATGAATACTCAAGAGTCAACTATGGGTGAAAATGTTACTATTGAAGATATCAAGAGTGAATTATTTGAAGGTGAAAATATTGTTACTAATGATAAAACTGATAAAGGCCTTTCAAATTTAACTAATGCTGTGTAATATAATTACATACTGAATTGTTTCAAATAAATAATAGAAATAATAATATATTTGATATATTATTATTTATTAACGTGTAAGTTATGACGTATTTTGTAATTATTGATACCATATTTATACAGGATCGTCCCAGTTATTCAAATCGTCATCGGGCAATTCTATCATACTAGAAAAGTCAGTAGTAATACCAGATTCTCTTATTTTTTTTTCTAGTGCGTTATGTTCTTGTAAAGTGGTAAACAATTGATTACGATTATTCAATACTAATTTGCGATCTGTAATGTAGTTTTTATTTCTTGCCTTGGAATCCATTATAGATTCATATTCGGTAGTCAATGCTTGCTTTGTTTCAATAAGTGTGATATATTCTTCGTCCATTTCAGTCTTTATTTGTTTCCACTCATTTAATTTTTCTTTGACATCTTGGTGTTCCCAAAGTTCACTCTTTGTGCGTGGACCGAGTACATCCATTCTATATTCAATCTTATTATGTAGGGTTGCGTATTTCTCTCGTAAATTATGTATTCTCTCTTTCTGTTCATCCAATTTAAAATACTTTGAAACAGACAAAATAAGACTAATATACGTTGAAATTCCAATACCCGATACAGAAACAATAGATTCATCTGTGCCAAAATAATTTTTAGTGGATTGTAAAAAACCAGACATTGTGGAAAGTGCGATGACGGATATTTGAATATAATTAATGTATTTTACAAGTTCACCATATTTTATATCCAATAATCGTTTCGTTGATTTACACTCCTTTAAAATGTACAAATTGTTATCTATAAGCGATTTTAATTCATTTTGAAATATTATAAATTCTCTCGTCCCTTTATAACTATCCTTGTCATCATTTATATTATTTTCATCTAACGATGTGGTGCGATGTGTGCTGACCACTTTATTAGATGATTTGTTGCCAGAACTATTAACTTCATTGCCTCCTTTTTTATTTCCATCTGAAACCTGTTTTTTATTGGTCTTTATATCGGTAATGTCTAAACCTATATTTGTGTTTTGATCATTTACTGCGTTTCCTATATTTTTCGGTATTTCATCGGTATTTCCTTTTGTATTTTTACTCATTATATAATAATAATACAAAAAAATAATTATTGATTGTATACGCACAATAGTTATACATTTTCATTAACATTAATCACATCAACATCAACGTAAACATCAATGTTATTACAAATACATATTATTTACCATTTATTTTTCTTCACATGTATTTTAGGTCCAGCTCCCTTTTTTTGTACACTGTTTGGGTCATAGATTTCATCTTCATCATCACTACCAATATCTTTAGATAATTCCCAGAATTCTTTTGATCCTAATTTGAAATTACTATGATTTTGTGCTTTATACCAGAAAATTTGATCTTGTAATTTATTAGACTTGGCATTATTGTCAATAACAAGACATTCAAAATTTTCAGTACATTGATCCATGACTTGACAAAACGATTCAAATGTGGGAAACATACCCGCATAATTTTCCCATATACGTTTTCTGTTTGCGATATAGGGTTCTCTCAATATAAACACGTAATCAATATTGGTTCTCAAATTTGGTGGAATACCTAGAGGGTATTGCATAGTAATAATTAACATGATTTTCCAATGTCTGCCATTCATGAATAACAGTCTCATCAGTTTATCCTTGGTCCATTTATTATCATATAAACAATCATCTAGAATGACAAATGCTCTAGGGTCAATATTGGTTCTTTTATATGCCTCCATTTCCTTTTTAATCTGCTTTAAAACAGTCTTTTGTCTCTTTAATATATTTTCAATAATAGCCGACTGGTATTCATCGTGAATAAATAATTTAGGTACATGTTCGGCAAAAAAACCGTTACCTGCTTCTGTACCAGATATAACGGTTCCAATTGGAATATCCTGATGATGATATAATAAATCACGAACCAAGAAACTTTTACCAGTATCTCTTCTGCCTATTAATACAACTACTGGTCCCTTATTTTCATCTGGACGAAAACTAATATTTTTCATATCAAACTTTTTCATATCGAGCGACATGTTTTAACTTCTAAAAAGAAAAAAAATGTAAAATGATTACGAAAAAATTAGTTTAAATGACTTATTATATTTACTATTAGAATAATAAAGAATGGACTTCTCTTTGTACTATCGAAAAAACAAAAACGATGAATTGTTTAAAGCTTTAGAAAACTCTTCTTTAGGATTGGACAATCTACAAAATTATGTTCCTTTATATGAAAAATTCTTTTCTCTCAACGATACTAATTTTAACAGTATCAACCTAAATCAAAAATACTATCTTCATACTTTAGATGAAGAATTGAATAAGAATGTAATCAAGGCCAGTGTTGCTGATAATTCCAATAACATTTTAAAAAGAGACGTCTTTTGTAAATTTTCGCCATTATTAGACCCCTTAAAGTATTTAACCGGTAAATACGATATATCCTCAAACAACATGCTTCCACTACCTCAATATAATGAACAAACACTTTTTCCTAAACTACATGATAAAAATAATACGGCATATATTGATTCCTTTTTTACCTACTTATCTAGCCAATTGCTACATAATTATGATTTTTTAAATAGCATTGATTATTATGGTTCATTTTTAGGTAATCAACAACGATTTCAATATAATATTGTTGATGACCTTGATTACTTGAATGAGAGTGACTTTTTTCATAAAAATAAGAATGAATATTATTCTATTGACAACGAAGAACATGATACTATATTCAATATTGATTCGCGAACCAATAAAAAGAAATTAGTTATAAATGGTGAATTGACAGATTTAACATTAGATTCTTTTAAAAGTGACGATTTCTCTCTATTTACCTCGGTTGAAAAAGATGGTGTGACAGATAATAATATACAAATCGTGGATTTAAGTGAAGTATGTATTTATGACCAGCCACTAAACAAAAGTAAGAATTCCTCTTCAGTTTCTTCATCATCAACATATAGTTCCAAATCATCAAACACGTCTATAGATGAATTATCTGGCGATGATAATGACAGTGGAACTGGTAGTGATAGTGGTAGTGGCACCGATGAATGTTCTGGTAGTGACGATGACACTAGCACCAGTTCAAGTAGTTGTGAAGAGGAAGAAGACATATTTTGCTCCATTTTTGATTTCCCAGTTCAAATGATTACTATGGAAAAATGCGAAAATACATTGGACTATTTAATGGAAAAGGATTTGTTACATGATAAAGAGTGGACGTCTTGTTTGTTTCAAATAATTGTCACTTTATCTTTGTTCCAAAAAACGTTTTCTTTTACTCACAACGATTTACATACAAATAATATAATGTATGTTCCTACCGAGAAACAATTCTTATATTATTCATTAAATGATATTACTTATAAGGTTCCCACATATGGCAAAATATATAAAATAATTGATTTTGGTAGATCTATTTATAAATTCAACGGTCAAACTATGTGTAGTGATAGTTTTCATCCTAAGGGAGACGCTGCATCTCAATATAATTGCGAACCTTACTTGGATAATAATAAACCTCGTTTAGAACCCAATCCTAGTTTTGATTTATGTAGGCTAGCATGTTGCTTATATGATCATTTTGTTGAAGATGTATTTGATGCCGAATTGGTATTCAAGAAGAACAAGTTGGCAAAGATGATTGCGTCATGGTTAATGGACGATAAGGATAGAAATATTCTTTATAAAACTACCGGTGAAGAGAGATATCCAGAGTTTAAATTGTATAAAATGATTGCTAGAACAATTCATAAGGCTATTCCTCACGAACAATTAACTAATGAGGTGTTTAAGGGATATGTTATTGGTAAGAAAAAACTCAATAAAAATGTCAAAATAATGAACTTGGACAAAATACCTAATTTACAATAAGGGTTAGGTTTGTGTAAATGTATATAGAAAATGATAATCATAATATTTACTTGTGATTATCATCAAATATTGTATAGAGTAGAGAGTATAGAGTAGAGAGTAGAGAGTAGAGAGCAGAGAGCAGAGGAGCAGAGAGAATATCCAATTAAAACGCAGGCTTATCTATAAATGCCATGGTACTTTTTCCCCCTCCCTTTAATTCTTTACTGTCAAATTGCGAATACATGTAAATACCTATTACCGAGGCAAAATATACTACCAATGATTCTTTCATAACCACTTTTAATGGCTTCTTATCATCGTCTGGTACAAATTTCATTTCTAGAAATTTAATCAAGAAAAAAACAGTTGCTATCGCTAAAGCATATATAAATATGTCTGTCATTTACATTAACTTAAAAAAAAGTTAATGTGAATTTTACGAATTAGTAATTGTATTGTTATTTTGTCCTACTTTTTACAAAAGCATATTTATGTTAAAACTTCAATTTCTTCAAGACCGATAGGAACTTTATTTAATTCCTTTGGTTTTTCCAAATCATGAACGTCTAATTCGGTAAGATTTATTCTATCACCTATACTAATTTTTTCGTCTTCGTCGTCTTCGTCTTCCTCTAATTTCCTAGCTTCGTGTCTTTCATTACTAAGTTGTTCTAATCGCTCTACATTTTTTGGGGCGGAAATTGATTCAATTTCATTTGTCGTACTAATCGCATTATCTATATCGTTAAATTGAATTTTTCCATTAGAACTGCTATTATCAACACTATTTAATCTGTCTAATGGTTCTAGCGGATCAATTCGCAATTCACTTTTATGACGATTTTCGTCGTCCGTAGTCGGAGATTCTTCGTCATCATCAATCGCGTCTTTATCACCCTCTTTACCATCCTCATTACTTTCCTCAATAATTGGTTCAGTAGAAATGATTTCTTCGCTTTCTTCTACTTGAACATCTTCTTCAATAGACTCGTCTAAATATACCTTTAAAATATTCTCTACTGGAATATTATCACGTATCGTGTCTAAAATCTGCTCTCTAATAATTAATTCTAATTCGCGATTGTGCTTTTGTATTTGAAGCGGACTAATATTTTTTTCAAATAAATAAATATTTGTGTATATCTTTCTAGCAGAATTTATGTATACTTTATGAACAAAATCGGTTAAAGATGGTACATTAATATCAATCTTTTTTTGTTTATTTCCGGTACGCATACATGTCAAACTTTTCAATTGAATGATATGAACACAACTGATTAAATCTGTTAAATAACCACAATTGCTTTTTTCAGTAATGCGTTTGGTCTCTTCTTCTAAAATAGCCGGATTCCATTTGGGAATTCTCGCTAAAAAGTTTTGAAATGTCATCAAGTATTTTTCTGTTTCGTTATTTTCCTGGCACAATTTCCACGATTCATCAAATATTGACTTGAAACCTTCAATTGTTAATGGTGTAAATATATTGATTAATCTCGCACACCATTCATTTCTAGACTCTTGTAAGCTTGCTATAGAATAGTCGTCCATTTACATAAAAGAAATATTTTCTAATTGGTAATCTAAACGCTTTAGAATAAAATTCAATATACAAGCCATAAGAACCTTTTCATCCCTAAATTCTCCCTTTATCTTTTGAATGAATACTAAAGATTCATATCTTTTCATTTCATCTAGTGGCATTGTTTTAATGTATTCAGTTATGTCCAAAGCACTATATCCCTTTTCATACAGGGTTTCACTAATAGAAATAACATCTTGATCTTTTATTTTGTCCAATTCATTCTTAAACTTGGTATTTTTTTGCTTATTGAGTTTTGTGGAAGAAAAACACTTATCTAAATTATATTTGTGTAAATTGGTTTCTTTACCATTTATAATTGGTTGAGGGATAAATATTTCGCAAAAACGGGATAATATTGGTTTTAAAAGCTTATATTTATCGTTTACTACAATGAAAAATCTAGTTGAGTGACTGAACAGTTCAATACATCGTCGTAAGGCCGATTGAGCATCAATCGTTAATTTATCGGCGTTTAATAATAAAATACTCTTAAATATGGTTCCTTCGTGTAAATTCATATTTGTTCTAGCAAAAAACTTGAGTTCTTCGCGTATAAATTTAATACCTTTGCCGTGCGCACAATTTACAATCATGACATATTTTTTCATATAATTTGTCTCATTTATATAAATTCGCTTTAGAAAATTAAATACTACTGTTTTCTTACCAGAACCAGAGGCTCCGTGAAATATTAAATTCGGTATTTTCTTATTCTCTATGAAATTGTTTAATTTCTCTACAATATTTTCATGAATGGTTAATGACATTAATCGGTATATTATACTATTTATAT